TAACGTTTGATTCTTCACCAGCAACAACAGGAAAAGCTATTGCAATGGCAATCGTATTCGGATAAAAGGAGTAAATTATGGCTAACCCAAATATAGTATCGGTAACAAGTATTAAAGGTGAATCGGTAGGTTATAACTTAACAGCTACTACAACCACAACTTTATTAACAGTGTCCACTGATAAATTAATAAAAATAAACAGAATTACAGTTGCAAACGTAGATGGAACAAATGCAGCTGACGTAACTGTTTCAGTTACAAAAGCAAACTTTACTTCAGATGGTGTCACAGATTTTGACACTTCTGGAACTTTTCACATAGCAAAAACAGTATCAGTACCAGCTGACGCAACGTTGGTATTACTTGATACACCAATCTATTTAATGGAAGCAGATGTCTTAAAAGGTGGAGCAAGTGCTGCATCTGACTTAGATCTATTTGTATCATATGAAGTTATAGACGACGCGTAGGAGGTTTAAATTATGGCTGGCAATGGCGGAATAATTGGACCTACAAAAGTTATCAATACACCTAGTACAAGAACTGAATCTTTTACATCATCAGGAACTTTTAATAAAAAAAATTGTACGTCAACTATACCTGAAGTATTAGTAGTAGGTGGTGGAGGTGGTGGAGGTAGAGCCCCTGGCGGAGGTGGTGGTGCTGGAGGTCTAAGAACTTCTACTTGCGTTTCAATGGGATCTAGTGTTCCAATTACAGTTGGAGCTGGTGGTGCTGGTGGACCTTCTTGCAATGGATTACCTGGAAATGAATCAAACATAGGTGGTGTTTTAGGATCTGGTGGTGGAGGTGGTGGAGGATCATCAAGACCTGGACCTGGCGTTCAACATGGAGTGCCTGGGGGATCAGGTGGTGGTGGCTCTGGTCACCCAGGAGTTGGTGGAACTGGAAATGTCTTTCCTGTCAGTCCCGCACAAGGAAGTAATGGCGGAAACGGGTGTAATTGTTATGCAACATCTGGTGGTGGAGGTGGGGCTGGAGCAGTTGGTGGAAACTCTGGATCTGGAGGATCTGGTTCTGGTGGTGAAGGAGTAACAAACGATATTACAGGTTCTTGTGTTGCATACGCAGGAGGTGGTGGCGGTGGAGTTTACGAATCAAAAACTACAGGAGCAGCGTCTCCTTGTGGAACTGGTGGTAGAGGTGGAACTTCTAACACCGATGACGCTGGAGTTGCAGGAACTGCCAATCGTGGTGGTGGAGGTGGAGGAGCAAGTTCATGCTCAAGTGCACCTTTTGTAGCTGGAGCTTCGGGTGGATCAGGAATTGTGGTTATTAAAGAAACAACACCTAAATGTGCATCAGGTGTTTGGGACATGAATACAGTATTAGATGAAGTTAATGGTGGTAATTGGATTAAAAGAAATACATCAATAGATTATTTAGTTGTCGGTGGTGGCGGAGGAGGTGGCTCACCTTACACAGGCGGTGGAGCTGGTGGTTATAGGGCATCAGGATTTGGACCTAGTCCATTACAAGGAACAGCACAAAATTTAATAGGAAGTTTTTCAATCACAATCGGTGGTGGTGGAACAGGAGATGCTCCTGCTCCAACACATTCTGGCACAGCTTCTACTTTTGGAGATATTACAGCATCAGGAGGAGGTGGTGGAACAAGACCAGGAGGTTCAGGAGGTGGAGCTACTGGAGAACCATCTAGTGCTGCTAACACTGTAGGAACTGGAAATATTGGTGGTTTTGATCCACCAGAAGGAAATCCTGGAGGAGCTAATATTCAAGGAGCTAGAAGAGGTGGTGGCGGTGGTGGAGCATTAGAAGCAGGAGGCACAGACGGAGATGGTCAAGGTGGTGATGGAGCACCAAATGCAATTACAGGGACAGATACAACATACGCTGGTGGTGGAGGTGGTGGTACAGAATCAACACCAGGATCACCAAGAGCTGGTGGAGATGGTGGTGGTGGACCAGGAGGAAATGCCTCTTCAGGTACAGCTGGAACTGCAAACACTGGTGGTGGCGGTGGAGCAGGGTCTAGAGGAACTAGTGGTGGTGGAACATATCCTTCAGGTAATGGTGGTTCAGGTATTGTAGTTGCAAGAGCAGCACCAAGTTCAGGTGTATTTTTTTCATCTCCAAGTGCGTGTGCACCAATAGTATCCACTGACGGAATAAATCAAATAGCACAAGTTAAAGCATCAGCTACTTTAAATATTTTAGACACTGCTTGTGCTGCTGTTTCACTTGATTATTTAGTCGTTGCTGGAGGTGGCGGTGGTGGTGTAAACATGGGTGGTGGCGGAGGAGCTGGAGGATATCGTACATCTTTTCCAGGAGGAACAAAATTATTTTTACAACCAGGACCACACGCTATAACTGTTGGAGCTGGTGGAGCATCTAATTATCCAACTTCAAATTCAGGTAACGATTCACAAGCTGGTTACATAATTTCAACGGGTGGTGGAAGAGGCACAGGTGGTAATTGTATTGCTGGTCAAACTGGTGGCTCTGGAGGTGGTGCTAGTGGACATCCAAGTATGCCAACATCTGGATTGGCAGGTAATACACCTGCTTTAGGTTCACCAGGTTCTTTTATTCAAGGTTTTCCTGGTGGTAATGTTCAACCTGGATGTTCTAAAGCTGGTGGTGGCGGTGGATCTGCTTCGGCAGGATCTGCATCAGGACCTGGTGCAAATGGACCAGGAGGAAATGCAACACCTAATTCAATTACAGGAACTGCAGTATCTTATGCTGGTGGTGGCGGTGGAGGTGATTTTACACCTAATCCTAAAGCTGGTGGAGCTGGAGGAACAAGTCCTGCTGGAGGAACTAGCGGAGGTGCTGGTGGATCAGGTTCTGGTAGTCCAGGAGCATCTTGCACACACGGCACAGCAGGTACAGTTAATACTGGTGGTGGCGGTGGAGGTATGGGTGCAGCAGCACCATCAACTTCCGTTCAAGTTGGAGCTGGTGGATCAGGAGTAGTAGTATTAAGATCTCCAGGACCACAAGGACCTAGTTTTACAGTAGCTCCAGGGACTAATACAAAAACAACATTACCAGCCCCTGCAGGAGGCTGCACTGTCATGAGATTTACTGTATCAGGAACGTTGACTATAAGTTAAAATTAAATTATAAATATAACATTTAAGGAGTAAGAATATGGCACACTTTGCAGAAATAAAACAAGAAACAGATCAGTTTGATAGTTCAAAACAAAACTGGGTTGTTCAAAGAGTAGTTGTTGTAGGTAACGATATTGAAACAGCTGCAGGACTTTTAGGACAAAATGATATGCATGCAGATGGAGAAACATGGTGTATTAATTTTTTTAAAGGTGGAACTTGGAAACAAACTTCTTATAATCATAATTTTAGAAAACAATACGCAGGTATTGGAATGGTTTATGATCCCGTAAAAGATAAATTTATTGGAGCACAACCTCATGCATCATGGTCATTGGATGATAATGATGATTGGCAAGCACCAATAACTTATCCAACTATTACTAGTGATGGTGATGTTAGATACATGATTTATTGGGACGAGGATTCGTACAATGCAGATAATACCAAAGGTTGGAAAGCAACAAGAACAGACGACACAGCGGATCCACGAACTAAATACGATTGGAACGGCACAGCTTGGGTGTCCGCATAGGAGGACACGATGCCCAGAAATAAATCTGGTTCAGCAAACGGCGGAGTAATTGGAAAAACGAATAAAAGTTCGTTTGGAAAAGATACACAAACTACAAAAACATCTTCAGGATCAGTAACTCTTCAATCAGGAACTAGAATTATACAAACTTTATTAGTTGGTGGTGGTGGAAGTGGTTCACTAGGTGCTTCATCAGGAAATCAATCTGCTGGTGGTGGTGGAGGTGGTGGTTTAAGAAATTTAACAATTAATGCGAATGGGACGGTTCCAATCACAATAGGTGGTGGAGGTGCTTCTACAGGTCCCTCTGAAGGTTTTGGTGTAACTGGTTCAAACACATCTATTGTTGGTTGTGGAACAACTTATACAGCCGCTGGTGGTGGAGGCGGTGGACGTGCAGGTGGATCTGGTGGTGGAGGTGGTGTAAATTTTGGATGTAATCCCGAATATAGTGTATGTGGTTCTGCAGGTAATACACCTCCTGTAAGCCCTCCTCAAGGAAATGATGGAGGAGCAGGACAAGCCTTTCAAGGAGGCGGTGGAGGTGGTGGAGCTGGAGCTGCTGGTAGTGATGGAGGCCCTCCTAAAGATGGAGCAAATGGTGGTGCTGGATTAGATGTAAGTCCTTTTTTTGGAAATATTGGCCCAACGTGTTCAGTATTTTCTGGAGGCGGTGGTGGATCAAGAGGTGGTCCAAGTGCACCAAGCACAGACGGATCAGGTGGACCTGGCGGTGGTGGAGCTGGTAACGGAAGTGGAGGAAACGCAAACACAGGTGGTGGTGGAGGCGGAAAATATGGACCTGGCACATCTGGTGGCGGTGGTTCAGGTATTGCAGTCGTAAAAGAATTAAATAAAGCAAGTGGTGTGTGGTCAATGCAAAGTCAATTTGCTGCAAAATCTTGCGGCACATGGCCATCTGTTGCACTTTCACCATTTAGTGCACAATTTTTAGTTATTGCAGGTGGAGGTGGTGGAGGTACTAACGGACCAGGTGGTGGAGGAGCTGGAGGTTATAGATCATCAGTAGCTTGTGAATCGTCTGGTGGAGGTGGTTCTGCTGAATCTTTATCACCAATAACAGTCGACACGACTTACACTATTACAATAGGTGGTGGAGGTGGACAAACACCTTCTCCTACACCAAGAGCGTATGGTGCTCCAGGAAGTAATTCAGTTTTTGCAAACCCTGCAGCCCCTATAACATCAACAGGTGGTGGAGGTGGTGGTGCTGGAGGAGATGGACAAACACCAGGTAGACCTGGAGGATCAGGTGGTGGTGGTGCTGCTTACAACGGACCTACTCAACCAGGAGGTTCAGGAACTGCTAATCAAGGTTTTGATGGTGGATCAGCTTCTTCTAGTGGTGGAACTCTAACAGCTGCGGGTGGAGGTGGTGCTGGTAGTGTTGGAGCGAATGCAAGTCCAGGATCAAGATCTAACTCAAGTCCAGTGCCAGGATATTCTGGTGGTGACGGTGTGGCAAGTTCAATTACAGGATCACCTGTATATAGAGCAGGTGGTGGATCAGGAGCTTACTCTCCCTCTCCAAGTAGTGCAGGTCCAACTGGTCAAACAGCAAATGGACAAAACGCTGCTGATAATAGTGGTGGCGGAGGTGGTGGTGGAGCGCAAGGTGGTTCAGGAGTTGTAATATTAAAATCACCCGCTGATAGTGACATCACTGTAACTCCAGGCACAAACTCTGTAGCGACTTTACCTTCTGGTGAAAAAGTAGCTACCTTCACTGTATCAGGAACATATAAAGCTAATAAATTTGCATAAATGTTAATTAAAGGTGGTGGATTAATTTATTTTATACATATACCTAGAACGGGTGGTAGGCATATATATAATATGTTTAAACACTATCCGATTGAAGACAACTCAAACCCTAATGACAAGTTTAATGGTATGATTAAAATGCATCTACCATATCCTTATTATAAAACTTTATATAATTTTAATAATATAAAGACATTCACTATTTTTAGAAATCCCGTAGATAGAATATTAAGTGCAATTAGTCATGATGTATTTATTAATAAAACAGATATAAAATTAATTAAAAAAGACATAGTGTCTTATATTGAAAAACAAAGAAATAATTATAGTTATCACAACAATTTTTTTACACCTCAAATAAATTATTTAGACATGAACACTAAAATATGGAAATTTGAAAATGGGTTTAATGAAGATTTTTGTAAATGGATTAAAAATAATTTTGAATTTAAAATTAAACCAATAACTCAAAAAAAAGACCTTGTTTTGGATGGGTATAACAAAATTAAATTATCCAATAATATCATTGACATAATAAAAAATATGTATAAATTAGATTTTAAAATATGGAAAGAAATATAGAAAGATGAATTTAACAAATTATTATTGGTATTTTCAATCAGCAATTCCAAGTCGTATTTGTGATGAGATAGTTAAGTATGGAAAATCTATTTCAGATCAAATGGCTAGGACTGGTGGCTTTGGTCATGATAAAAATTTAAATAAAAAACAAATAAAAGATTTAAAAACAAAAAGAGATTCTAATATTGTTTGGATGAGTGATAGATGGATCTATAAAGAAATACAACCATATGTTCATCAAGCAAATGAAAATGCAGGTTGGAATTTTCAATGGGATTATTCTGAATCATGTCAATTTACAAAATATGAAAAAGGTCAATTTTATGATTGGCACTGTGATGGTTGGGATAGACCATACGTTAGAGAAAATCCAAACTCACCTGATCATGGAAAAATTAGAAAGTTATCTGTAACAGTCAGTTTATCGGATCCAAAAGATTATAAAGGTGGTGAATTAGAGTTTGATTTTAGAAACCAAGATCCAGATAAAAAACCAAACATTAGAAAATGTAAAGAGATATTACCAAAAGGTTCTTTAGTTGTATTTCCTGGTTTTGTGTGGCACAGAGTATGTCCAGTTAAAAAAGGATCTAGATATAGTTTAGTTATTTGGAATTTAGGGTGGCCATATAAATGAGTTTTCCAAAACAATTAAATTTAGAAGAATATTTTAAGTGTCCAATATGGTGGGTAGACGAATCTAAGTTTATTAAAAAATTAAATAAAGCCTCTGATAAATATATTAAAGACGCACAAAAAAGATTAAAACAAGATATAGATAAACGTAATAAAAGCTTTGGTGACAAAGGGGATATGGGCCATGTGTTTCACTCAACGTCTTTAATTGGTGATCCTAAATTTAAAGAATTACAAGATTACGTAGGAGCAACAGCACATAATTTATTAGGTGAAATGGGTTTTGATTTAACTAATTATCAGGTATTTACAACAGAATTGTGGGTTCAAGAGTTTGCTAAAAAAGGTGGTGGACATCATACTTTACACACACATTGGAATGGACATATATCAGGTTTTTATTTTTTAAAAGCAAGTGATAGAACATCTCTACCTATGTTTGAAGATCCAAGACCAGGAAATGTTATGAATCTTTTACCAGAAAAAGACAAGAAAAAAATAACGTATGCAAGTTCACAAATTAATTATAAAGTTCAACCAGGCAGAATGATGTTTTTTCCATCTTATATGCCACATCAATATGTTGTTGATATGGGATATGAACCATTTAGGTTTATACATTGGAACTGTCAAGCGATACCAAAAGGAGTTTTAAATGTCGTTCAAGAAAAATAAATACAGTGTTTTAAAAAATGCAATATCAAAAGAGTTAGCAGATTTTGTATATAAGTATTTTTTAAATAAAAGAAATGTAGCCAAAGTATTGTTTGATACAAGATACATATCACCATTCACAGAATATTGGGGCATATGGAATGATCATCAAGTTCCAAATACATACTCACATTATGGTGATCTTGCTATGGAGACTTTGTTACAACAAGTAAAACCTGTTATGGAAAAACATACAGGATTAAAATTATCAGAAACATATTCATACGCTAGAATTTATAAAAAAGGTGATGTATTAGCTAGACACAAAGATAGATATTCTTGTGAAATATCTACAACTTTAAATTTAGGTGGTGATGACTGGCCAATATATTTAGATCCAACTGGTAAAGAAGGACAAGCTGGGGTTAAAGTAAAATTAAATCCAGGTGACATGTTAATATATTCTGGATGTGACTTAGAACACTGGAGAGAAGAATTTACAGGTAAAGACTGTGGTCAAGTATTTTTACATTATAACAAAGCAGGGTCTAAAATGGCAAAAGAAAATGCCTTAGACAAAAGACCTTTGATAGGTCTCCCTTCATGGTTTAAGGGTGCAAAGTTGACTAATTCTACAAAATAGTCTATACAATAGACTGGTAGGGAGAGACACCACCACACCCTCTCCCTGCTTTTAATCTATTAATTAACTGCAAAATAGGTATAATGGATTATTATGCTACAAAAGATAGGTTTTCAGCCAGGTATAAATAAACAAATTACAGACACAGGAGCAGAGGGTCAATGGACAGACTGCGATAATGTCAGGTTTCGTTATGGTATTCCAGAAAAAATAGGTGGTTGGAAGCAACTAGGAGACAGTAATCTTACAGGAGCTGGTCGAGGACTACATCATTTCGTAAATAGTTTAGCTAGAAAATACGCAATCATTGGTACAAACAGAATTTTATATGCTTTCTCTGGTGGTGTATATTATGACATACATCCTATCAAATCCACAACCACACTTACAAGTGCATTCACCACGACTAACGGATCACCGACAGTTACAATAACTTTTTCTAGTCCACACAGTATATCAGCACAAGACATAATATTATTAGATAATTTTTCTACAATTACTAATTCAAACTTTGTAGAAGCAGATTTTAAAGATAAAAAATTTATGGTGACATCTGTGCCTACAAGCACAACCGTAACTATTACGATGCCATCAAACGAATCAGGATCTGGTGCAACGACATCAGGTGGTATTAGAGTACAACACTATTATCCTGTAGGACCAGCTGTGCAAGCAAAAGGTTTTGGTTGGTCACTAGGATCTTGGGGTGGTACAGTTGCTGGTAATCCAACAACTACACTACAAAATGGTATTACAGATACAGCAACAACAGGTATTATATTAGTAGACGCATCGCAGTTTCCGACTGCAGGAACAAACTTTTTACAAATAGATAGTGAAGAAATATCTTATACAGGTATCGCAGCTACAGGAGAACTTACAGGAGTCACTAGAGAAGTAGGTGGAACTACAAAAGCAGCTCATAGTGCAGGTGCAACAATTACTAGTACAACTACTTTTGTTGGTTGGGGTGAGGCTGCATCTGGAGACTTAGTATTAGAACCAGGTATGTGGTCACTAGATAATTTTGGTGACAAAGCGATTTGTTTAATACATGATAGCGCAGTATTTTCTTGGGACTCTAGTTTATCAAACGCTACAGACACAAGAGCAACAATTATAACTGGTGCACCAACCGCATCAAGACACATGGTTGTATCAACACCTGATAGACACTTAGTATTTTATGGAACAGAAACAACAATAGGAGATGCGGGAACTCAAGACGATATGTTTATTAGATTTTCTGATCAAGAAGATATTAATACATATACACCAACAGCAACCAATACAGCTGGTACACAAAGACTGGCCGACGGATCACAGATCAGAGGAGCTATCCGTGGTAGAGATGCATTGTATGTTTGGACTGACACAGCTTTGTTTACACAAAGATTTGTTGGATCTCCATTTACATTTGCCTTTTCACAAGTAGGCACGAACTGTGGACTTGTTGGACAGAATGCATGCGTAGAAGTAGATGGTTCTGCATATTGGATGTCAGAGAATGGTTTTTTTAGATATGCTGGTAAATTAGAATCACTACCTTGTTTGGTAGAAGACCATGTATATAATGATATAAATTTAGAATCTGGTAACCAAATGGTGTCTGCTGGACTAAACAATCTTTTTGGTGAAGTCATATGGTTTTATCCAACTTCCTCATCATCTGTTGTAAACAGAATGGTTGCATATAACTATTTTGACTCTTCACCACAAAGGCCAGTATGGACAGTAGGAACATTGGCAAGAACAATGTGGCAGGACTCTGCTGTCTTTGGTTCACCACACGCAACAGAATATGATGGAGCTAACGATAGTTCTTTTGATGTTGTAGGCAACACTGAAGGTAGAACAACATACTATCAACATGAAACAGGAACTGATCAAGTTAGAGGTGGAGCTACAACTGCAATACTTGCAAACATATCTTCTGGAGATTTTGACATAAGTCAAAGAAGAAGTGCTACTGGTCAAACCACAGGTGCAGCAGATCTTAGAGGAGATGGTGAGTTTATAATGAAAGTTAGAAGATTTATACCTGACTTTATTTCACAAACAGGTGCAACAAGAGTTACACTAAATTTAAGAAACTTTCCAAATGATACAAGAGCAAGCTCATCACTTGGACCATTTGATATAACATCTAGCACACAAAAGGTAGATACTCGTGCAAGAGGCAGAGCAGTATCACTTAAAATAGAAAACACATCGACTAATCAAAGTTGGAGGCTAGGAACTTTTAGATTAGACATACAACCAGACGGAAGAAGATAATGGCAAAAATAGTACAAGTATTAACAAGACCTAGTGAAGAGTATGATTTAGGAACAGCAGAAGCACAAGTCAGAGACATAGATGCTATTATAGAAAAATTAAATACTACGTTTCAAGAGGAGCTAAAAGAGGAGATAGAAGCATTTAACTTCTTTGCACAATAATGTCTAATAGATTTATAAATAAAAAAGTAAAACTAACTACCACAGATAACACAACTATATTTACTGTGCCAACTGCAACGACATCTATTGTTAGATCTATACTAGTATCAGAGTATGCAGGATCTGGATCAAGTATAACTGTAACACTTACAGATTCTGACAGTACAATATTTAATTTATTTACTAGTAAAAGCGTGTCGTCAAATACAACAACAGAATTATTAAGTAATCCTTTAATATTACAAGAGAATGAAATATTAAAAGTACAAGCAGCTGATGCAAATAGACTACAGGTAATAGCATCAGTGTTAGAAGTACAACCTAGAACAGTTCTTGGAGGAGCAGCATCATAATGAAAATATTAAAACCAGAAAAAATAATAGAAGAGATATCTAACCTTAAAACAGGTGAAAAATATAAGAACGATGAAGAATGGAAGGCTAAGGGTATACCTGAGTCTGACATAAGAAGAGACGTAAGAGTAATAATGCCGAGTCTTGATTTATTCGGTGAAACAAAATAGAATGGTACGATGGCGATAACTAGAGCACAACAATACAGACAGATGTTAGAAGACGGTGGTATGCTTGTTAAACCAGGTATAGGCGGTAAAAGACCAGGATATCGTGGTGATGCTGCGTATGGAGACAAAGATGAAAAAGGTCAAGTAAAAGATACTGTTGCAGCTGGAGATGGACCAGCATATGGAGGACCACCAAGTTCTCAACCACCAAGTTATACACCACCATCAGATAATGAAATAAGAAGAATTTTTAATCTGGAGGATGACAGAAAAATAGGAGAAACAAAACAAGCTTACAAACAAAGAACAGGAAAAGGTGTAAGAGGTGTTATTTCAAATTTTAGAAAAAAAGGATTTCAAAGCGCAATTAATAGAAATAAAGTTTTAGCTTTAAGAGAATTAGGTTTAATGAACCCTAAATCTTTTAATATAGGTGCTGCATTGTTTCAAGGTTTTGAAGAAGTGCCTGATTATTTTAAAGATTTAGATGAGGATGAATTACTTGGTATTGCAACAACTGGTCCATACCTTTCTCAGCAAAAAACAAAAGGTGATGTAGCTGAGTTTTCTCAAGGTAAAGATTTATTAGGTAGAGTATTTGAAGCTCAAGATCTTTTAGATCAAAATAAATTAACACAAGATAAATTTCAAGAGTTGTTTCCTGGACCTCCTAAAGCAAAAGACGACCCATCACCACAAATAACAGACCCATGTAAAGGACCCAACCCACCAGCGTATTGTTTCATAGGTAAAAATGCTGAAACTACCACAGCAGACCCATCAAGTGTGTTTGCAAGATTTGGTATTACACCTAGAATTGCAGGAAGTCAGTTTGCAGCTGATGGTGGACGTATTGGTTATGATGACGGTGGTATGTTAGTACAACCAGGGTTTGGTGGCACAAGACAAGGATACAGAAGTGCAAAAGCGCAAGAGGCTAAACAACAGTCTGCACGAGAATATAAAGCATCTACAACACAACAACAAAGAGATGATGATAGAAGAGAGTTTCAAGAACAAAGAAAACAAGCAGTTCAAAGATTGGAGCAAGTAAGACCCACTAGCACACGTAGAAAAGGCATAGAGAACGCTGTTAGAACAGCATCAGAATTAAATTATTTAAGAAATTTATACAAACTAGATCCAGTTGGTCTAGGTTTAAGTTTTGTTGGAAATAAAATTAGTGACTTTTTATTTCCACCTGCGGGTGCTGCTGACTTTAAATCAATGACTCCAAAAGAAATAGAACAATTATTTAAAGATGCAGGTATAGAAACAGATGATAAAACTTTAAAAAAACTTGGTGTTGAGGCAGGAGCAGTGCCAAAGCCAGTGGATTTAGAAGATCCGTTTGTATCAGGGCCAATAGCAAAAATAGCTGGTCTTGGAACTGGACTTGAAAAAGTTGATGGTAAACAAATTTCTGTTCCCTATGATTCTGCATTAGATACTTTAAAACAAATACAAGATATTAAATATAGTGGAAAACCAATTGATGAAGCACGTGAAGAAGTTATACGTAAGGCAAGTGATTTTGAATTTGATACTTTTATTGATCCAAAAAAAGCGGGAGCTGCATTTGATTTAGTAGAGTTGGATCAGCCTGTTGTTGGAGATTTTCCTATAATGGCTGCAGAGGGTGGGATCATGGACCTTGGAAGACAAGAATTATTTTTAGGTGGTATTGCAAAAGGATTAAAGAAAGCAGCAAGAGGTGTATCAAGAACTCTTAAAAAAGTTGCTAAATCACCAATAGGTAAAGCTGCAATACTAGGAGCTATTGGTTTTGGTATACCAGGAACTAGCTTTGGTGGTATCTTTGGTAAAGGTGCTCTTTCTAGATTTATAGGACAAAAAGCAATGACTCAAGCACCATTTGCACCAGGCACAGGTATATTAGGTTTCATACAAAATAATCCTATGCTAGCGATAGCAGGAACATCTGCATTAGCAGGTGCGTTGACACCAAAAGAAAAAGATGATCAAGATGAATTTTTAAGACAATACTACAACATGAGACTAGATCCATCATTAAGTGTAAGAGGCACGGGTAGTGAGTTTGATTTTTATAAACCTCAGTTTGTGGCAGATGGTGGTAGAATAGGTGCACAAGAAGGTGGTATTATGCCAAGACTAAATCAATTAAGTGGTAGTGTGTCTTCTGCAGAACAAATGTTACAAGATATTAATCAAAGATTACAATCAGCTGAATCTAGTTTAGGTGGAGGTGGTACTGAACAATTTCAAGCGGTTCGACCAAGTGGTGGTTTTTCACAAAGACCTGTGCCATTACAACAAGCAGATCCAAATAGTTCTTTATTAGGAGTTTTTCAAAGTCGTCCAGAAAATAATGCTGGACCCTTGATGGCAATACCAGCAAGTGGAATGCAATTACCTATATCCAGAGGAGGACCTGGTCCAGATCAATTAAGCGGAATAGCGGCAGCAAGTTACGCAAAAGGTGGAGATGTAGAACCAGTAGCTAAAAAGACCATGCCACTATTAGATATGGATGGACAAGAGATGGATTTAAGAGATAACGGTGGCTTTGTGCCAATAGGTAGAATGGAAAAGGCTGATGACGTGCCAGCTAGACTATCTAAGAATG